TATGATCCTGTTGAAATCCAATCAGTAGGATCGTTAAATCCAGCACTCATGCCTGAGATACTTTTAGTCAAGTCCTTGCGGAACTTGCTAACATCAAACGATTTAGCCATTAAATTCTCCTAATAAATCTGTAAAGTAAAAAGGGTTGCTCTATTAAAAAGCAACCCTTTTCAGTTGTTCTTACCCTTGACGTGCTCTAATCATTGCTAGAATGTCATTTGCATCACCACCAGTAGCTGCTGCTGCCGGCGCTGCTGCTGCTACTTCTTCATTTGATTTAAAAGGAACATCCTCTACTACTGGTGTTGCTTGAGTAGTAGGTGGAGCACTTTGACTTGTAGCAGTTGCATGTACACTTGGCTTTGTATTTGGATCGCCTGTACGTGCTGCCATTCCTGCTGGACGGAAGTATTGTCCCCAACGATCTGCATCATATGCTTCGCCGTCTACTGATGCTTCGAACATTTCTTGCATCACTTTAACTTCAATCTCACCTGGCTTCTTAGGTAAGAAATCGTTGAGATTAAACAGTCCATGTGTATTTACTGCTGCCATCTCTGCATCACCTAGCGGACGATCTCGACGTGCCCAGTTAGATGTTGAATAGTCTGCATAACCGCCTTTTGATGTTTTGTTAAGACGGAAGTCTACACCAGCAGTATAATCTGTTGGCAATTCTTCCATATCTGGATCCATAAGTGCTTGTTTAATGATCTGGAAGATTTGTGGACCAATAATAAAGCGTCGAATTGGATTCTCAGGTGCTTCGTCATCAGTAAGTGGATTGTCTGTTACAAATCCTTGGAAGATATATGAACGCTTCTTCCAGTATTTACGACCCATATCTTCTAGTGAAGGGTCTTTAAACCAGCCACGTACTTCTTGTAGGATAGAACAGCTATCGCCATACATTTCCATGCAAGGTACTTGAACTTGAACAGGTTTACTACCTGTATCTCCTTTTACCCCTGCAAATGGTAATTTGATCATCAAACGTTCGACCCAGAAAAAAGTATTATCTGGGTTACCGTCTGGAAGGAAACGTAGTGTTGCACTGGTTCCTTCTTGCATATTCCAAAATGGGTAAATTGGGTTTGGACCTTGTGGTCCTCTGTTGCCGCTTGCGCCGGCTTCTTGTTCTTTGAGCTTTGCTCGGATTTCTGCTAATGATGCCATAGTTAATGCCTCCTATAATGTTGCCTATGTCTTTGTTGTTGTGCCTTTTGTTTGCAGCACATATATATACTATACACGCTACAAACGGTTTTGTCAAGTGATTTTTAAATTAAATTCCAGATAATTTAAAAATGTCACTTTGTTCGTTGTTCATACGTTCGTGTTGTACAAAAGTTTTATGTACTTGTTCAATAAACGAATGAGCAGGTCGAACATACTCGTCTCCATAGTCTTTTTCAACCATAGTTAGAATTGCTGTTTCCCCTTTTGGGAATGATCCTGTTTCTCTATCGTAATACGATAGAATAAATTCACCTAGTGGTGTTTTTGGCTTTTCAGTAGCCATCTGTTGTTGTGGTGCTGCATTTGTTTCTGGTGGACATTCGTCTACATCTGCATTACAGTTACAATGTTTACAGTCTGGTGGACAATCGCAATCTTCTGCTTTAGTATCACTTCCGCAACACTTGTCAGAACAGTGTGTGTCTCTTTCTGCTTCGTTTGCTTCACTGAACTGACCCATAAGTCCTTCCATTGCATCTTCTAAATCTGCTTCTTCTTTGGGCTGTTCTGCCTTACTATGTTTCTTTGCGCTTGAGTCGGCTATAAGAGCTGATTCATCTACTAAGTCATCTGGACCTAGTTCTGTTGCCTTTGTTGCTTCACTTACTAGTTTATAAATGTACGGAAATATATCTGACAGTTCTTCATTAAATAATTTAATAGTTAATTGATCAGTCCAGTTTTCTGCTACATCTACAGGTACTTCTTCCATTACAACTGTCTCAAAATTTGCAATTGCTTCTGCATAGTAATTTGGCTTTTGAAGTGATTCAATTGTCTTTTTAACGGATTTCATACGTGTTGTTACTGCATCCATATAGCCTGAAAGTCCTTCTGCCATTACAGCAGAGCGGCCCATATATGTTTTAAATTTACGTAACTTTGCCATTTCTTCTGATAACCCAGTAATGTGTTTTCCAAAGTCATCATACGCATTACCGCCTTCAGCAACATGTCGAGCCATTGCTCTTGCTGCACTTAAATGCTTAAATGGATATAAGAAACGTTCGCCTTCTGGTGACTCTACATAAATCTTTCCAATGCTTCTATTACGCCCTGTAGGCGAAGTTTGATCAATGCTTTCATTGTGTTTAATAATTAGTCTGGCTTCTCCGACATCTTGATAACTTATCTTAGATGTGCCATATAATTTTGATTCTGTCATGTTATCCTCTCCGGCATTTTTTGCTAGAAATCTATAGTCTCTTTTTTGTAGATTACTTTTTGTAATATCTCTTGTATCGAAATTTAATAAACGTTTTTTAGCAAACTGTCTTAGTTCTCTTAAGAAACTATACCAATCATTTAATTCTTGGTCGTTTTCTCCAGCAAGTATATCAGCACCGTGCATTACTACTAGCCCGTCTTTCTCATCTAGACTTAGACTTACTTTACCCTTGCTTTTATAATCAAATTCAATAAAACGTGCTTCGCTAGGATTATTTGTAATCATACCTTCTTCAGTGCCAATAGTTACACTTGGAAAGCGACCTCTAATCTTCGCAAATAGTTCTTCGCTTATTTTTTCTAAGTTTTGCATAATGTATTTATCAATAGTTGGTACTTATAAAGATTGGCATTGGCGCTTCGTAATCTTCAATATCTTCAGCTTGTGTAAACGAATTATATATTCTTGGATCCCAGTCTTTAAGAACTGCCATCATTCTAATACAAAGCAAAGTAGCACTAATAAGATCATCTGTTTGTCCTAGTTTTGCATTGTAACTTGATCCTGTTGCAACATAGTTTTTTAATTCAGATATAAATGGTTTACTATGTATAATCATTTTATCATTTTCTATCATTGTTTTTAATCTACTACATGCTGATATTTTTGTACCGTGTGTAGTATTAAAGCCTTTTCTAAATTTACGCACATGGCCTTTACGTATTGGTTCGCTTACAAATAATCCAGGTATGTTTTCTTCACCAAAATCGTTAATAACTATTAATGCAGCTTCACCTAGCCCATTATTTTCTACACTCCAATAGATTCCATTTTGATTATTAGTTTCTTGTACAAGGTAATTACATATATCTGCAAGAACTCTTATTTGTCCAGGTATAGCTGTAGTATTATGTTGCCATTCGGCTACCTGTTCATAGCTAGGCAATTCAAATACTTGTATAGCTGCATTATCACCTCCTGTTCCCATTGAAGGGTCTAATGCTACAGCATATGTAAATTCACCTGATGGTTTTTTATACCAACGTGTTTGCCCCATATTTACAAGTGGCTTATTGCCTTCCATTACTGAAAGTTTTAAACTATTAATTAATGTTTCATCGTATACTAAGAATTCACAACCGTATTCACGTCTAAATTTTTCTTCACCAATACGTCCAAGTTCTTCTTCTTTCCATTGTTCGTCTCTATCCGGATGTTCCCACCAATCCGATCTAAAACTATGAAATCCATTTCGACCAACTTCTTGTTCATTGCCATGTTCATCAAACTTATCTTCTGCTTGTTTCCATATAGTAGCAAATGTATCTTCGTCACTGTTTGGTGTGCTTGTAATAATAGCACGACCACCTGTTGCAAGTGTAGGTGATATCGAAGTCCAAAACTCTTCAGCGATGTTAGGTTGCACAAATGCAAACTCGTCACAGTATAATAGCGAGATACTCATACCACGTCCTGTGTTGCCTGTAGTTGTTTGACTTACAATCCTACTACCATTTTCAAACTCTATGCTACCTTTGTTGTAACTTGTAACACCTGCTCGAATATGGTCTGGACAGCTTTCATATACAAATCTTATACGTGACATAATCTCTTGCGCACCTGTGTATTTGTGTGCAGCAATAAGCACTGTTTGATCAGGAACAAACATAGCATACCAAGCCAAGTAAATACTAGCACAAGTTGTCTTACCTGTTTGTCTAGGCATCATATTAATATTAAATCTGTAGCTATGATAACTGTTCATTAATCCTAATTGATATTCGTAAGGATCGTACAACAGCTTGCCTTGTACAGGATGCTGAATGTAAGCAAAGTTTTCAGCAAAATACAAGTACCCAGTATCTGGGTCCATGCATTTCATAAGCTCTTCTATTTGAACTTCAGTAAATGTTTCTTTTTTATTCGCCTTTTTAATTAAGACGCCATCTAAACTTGTCGACATAATGTATTTACTCAAAAGAATAGCGCCCGTAGGCGCTATTGAGTACTCTGGGGGGTTTAATCACACTTGCATGAACCTGGTTCACCACGCTTCTTACCAGCAACTTTTGTACAGCCTTTCCAGCACTTCTTGTAGATTTCGCTGTTGCCGTGACGCTTACCTTCTGGTAAGTTTGCTAATTCTTTTTTCTCGGAAGCAGTTAACATTGCATTACCGCACTCGTTACATGTTCCTTCTTTCATTTCATTTAAAGCATCCCATAATCTTGCTTTAATTGAATCTTCTAGTGCCATTGGATTGTCGCCATCGGCTGCTTTTTTGTATGCTTTCTTTTCGCGGTTTAATCCACCTGACAAATCTTTTGTCATTGTTTGTGTATCTGCATACTCTTCGTCTGGCTCGTTAGCATAATCGTCGTCTAATTTATGTGCTGTGTCTTTGTTCATTTTTACTGGGTGCATTTTTCCTGATCCTGGAGGAAATTCAAATTCACTTTTATGTGCTCTTGCTGCTGCCGCTGCTGCTTGATTGTATGCATTTTCGTCTACTTCTTCTTCACCTACTTCTTCTTCAGCTCTGTTTACAATACTAGAAAAGTTTTCCATATCTGTACGCATATCATTTGCGCCTTTTAATGGCATTGGAGGCATCTCTGGCATGTCGTCTGGCCCTACTGTATGCGCATGATCTGCACCTGCTGCACCCTTGACAATATCTAATAGTCTTCCAACTTCATCTGCGCTATCTGCGTTCATTGAAATATTCATAGAAGCCATTTCTTTAAGTTCTTTTTTTTGTGAATCAATACTGTTCATTGATTCTATTATTTTTTTCATGTCCATAATTAACTCCCCATAACACTTTTAGTGTTTTCTGTTTCAGTGATGTCTGCTGACTCTCCTGCTGCTACGCCATCTATTGGACTATGATCGTTGTCTTTACGAGCAGTTTCTAATTCTTTTAACAAGTCCATTACACGATTGTCGCCAACTGATTCTTGAGCGCTTTCGCCGCCCATATCATCTTTGCCTAGAATTGCTTCATATGGCTCGTCTTTCTTTTCTGCTTGATACTCTTCGGCCATTTCATTAGGATTGCGCACTATTATATGTGTTTGTGGACAACTACAACACTTACTAATATATTCTTGCATTACTTGTGATGTTGTTGGATAGTTAACTTCTGCTTCAAAGTAAGTAACTTCCATATTTTCTAATTGTGGGAAATCTAATGGACGTTCTTGTATTGGTGTTTTTTTACCTGTAGACAAATTTGCTAAATTATATTTTTCTAAACAAGTTTCTAACATATCAACAAAGTCTTCAGGTAGTGGTCCTGCAACACCTATTTTAAAAGGATAACTTTTTTTTGATTCTGTTAAAAATTCTATAAACGATTTCATTGTCTGATTCCTAATGCTGTATGTTATTTATCATTATTAATGCCTTTGATGCGTTCTAAGAGACTATTTCTATCAGTAACAACATACCCTTCACCATTAACTATGTCACCATCTCCTGGTGATATGTCTCTATCCATTTTTTCTTTTTTAAGTTGCAATTCGATCATTTTTAATTTTTTATCCATCTTAGCAACTTTAGCATCTAATGATGTTTTTAGCATACCGCCAGCAACTTCAAATACTCTACCACTATAACGACTTTCAACATTCATACCTAAATCCATTAAGTCTTCATATGCACTCATTGCTTTATCAGCAACTTCGTTAAGCTCCTTGTCAGCCATTTCACCTAAGCCTTTAACAGCAGGTAATGCACTTGCTATTTTATCAAATTCAGCAATATCTCGTAATGTAGATTCTTGTTCTACTACTGCTTTAGATGATTTAGATTCTTGTTGTGACTCTTCTATTAATTCTTTCGAATCAGGTAAATTTAAAAGCTCTTCTAATTTTTTGGTCATTTAACTTCCATTATATGCTACTATTATTTATCGTTTACCATTATGAAAAATATCATTTTCTGTAACTACTCTAAAGAATATACCTTTTTGTTTACAGTATACTCTTGCTGCTTCCCATTTAGCTTGATTAAGAATAAAACTTGCTTGGTTATGTTTACTACGACCAAGTTTTTCTTTAATTGCTTGGTTTGCAGGTTTAACTTCTATTAATTCAACTTTTTGTTTTCCATTTTTGTCAGCATATACAATAAAAAAATCTGGGACATATATAGTTTGTTTACCGGTTAGTGGATTTCTATACGGAATTTTTATAGCTTCACTTGCCCATTGACTTACACTTGCATGTTCATCGCAAAATCTCATAAACGCAAATTCCCAACTGCTTCGATATGTTGGCGTTCTACCACCAACGTATTTGGCAGGGTTTTTAAGATTAAATTTACCTTGAGCAAATCGTCCCATTAAACTATTATGTTTCTAGACTCTGTAGTGTTTATTATAGTATCTGTTTTAACACCTAGCTCGCTAGTACGTTGTCCGTTAGCATTTATAACTTCTAAAACAACTTTACTTAATACTGGAGATTCAACTGAACCTAATGTATCTAGTAATTCGAATATTTTAATGTTATCTAGTTTAGCTTGTTTTAATAAAATTGCCGAAACACTTGCTGCTGACTGAGGTGAAAATCCTCTTTTTTCAAAAAACGCAATAGTAGCATCAACTTGATTACTTGGAAATGACAGTTGTTTTGTAAAATAATTATCAAAGTATTTTTTTTGATCTTCCATAATTTCTCCTATACAGTATTTAACGCTGTACTTGCTAATTTTAGAATTTTTGGATTATCAGCTCTTAACGCTGTGTACATTTCATTTAAATAATAATCTTTAGAAGTAGTAGTAAGAGATGCATAATTAGTATTACTAGTTGTAAGATTATAATATTTTTCTACAGTATTATTTCTTAAGGTAACATTTTGATTTAATATGTTAATAATATGATTATTATCATAAGTTCTTAAATTTGTTTTATTTTGTACTGCTGCTGTTGTTTGTTTTGTATTTTTAGGACTTGAGAAAAATACACCATTGATACCAATATTATCTTTATTATTTTGTTGATTAAATATTGTTTCTAATCCGTTAGGACGATGCCCTTCTAATGACAAGTCCCTAGTGTTAGTATATGCATCTAAAGTTTCGGTTAGTGTATTACTATATGACGGATTGTGTTGTGTATACATTTTATCTTCAAATTTCTTAGATAAATTGTTAACCATAGATCCTGGACCTTCGTTAAGTGTATCACTATTATTACCAATGAAACTTTTTTCTTGATCGTAATGTTCAGGTGTTGCAAATCCTTTAGGTGCACTACCTTCTACAATATCACCTGTTTCGTATTTTACAGCTTCATACTGTAATTGCATAGTACTTTCTAATACTTCACTTCCTGCACTTGCATCAACACTATCATGTTGCCAGCCTGTAATCTTTGGCATTATTAAATGTGCAGTGTGATGAGTGTGTCTACTTAATTCACTTATGCTTATACGTGTAAAAAAAGGTTCGTCACTGCCGTTATCTAATCCGTATTTTTTTGGTCCTAGTGGTTTATAAACATTATTGGTTGGATATAAACTTTGACTATCAGCAAAATAATAATCATAATATGCTTGCCACAATCTAGTAGTAACACCTTCATTGTCATCGTGGAATCTAATCACAACTGGTGAATAATCTAGTCTTGTATGCACAATTTTTTTTCTATTATATTGTTGTTTTGTTTCTGTTTCTATATCAAACTTAGGTAAGTCAGCATACTTAGCAAGTAAACTTATTTCATTGCCATGTTTTTCTACAAAGCCGCCTGCTACTGAACTATTAATAGTAAAACTTACATGATATAAAAATTTATGCTTAGGAGCAAGTCTATAAAAATTATCTACAAATGTGTGACTGCCGTGCCAATAGTCAGCAAATGTAACTTCGCTTTGATTATTAGTTGATCCGTATTTGGTTGTCTTGTTTGCCATACTAATATTTATCTTAATTATTAAGTGGGTATATAATAAAAAAGGAGCCCTAAAGCTCCTTTTAAATATTAATTGTATCAGTTTTAGTTAAACTGTACCTGATCCTGTAGATAGCGATCCGCCGCCTGTTGGAATACTTTCAGCTGATATACCACCGCCTACTGTTTGTATTGCATTATCATAACGTATTGCTAAAGTAATTTGTACTGGATCGTTTGTTGAATATGCTAATGTATTATAGTTAGCATTCTGTACAAAACAACCATATAGCTCAAATGTGTCTAATACATTAACAGCAGTATTACCATTGCCGCCATCTAAAACTTCAATTTTTGTTGTAAATTTATAGTCAATGCCTGACGGTGCACTTGACTGTTCAAAGAAATCATATTGCTTTTGAATCTGTTCACCTACAAGTTTTTGAACGTTATTGTTTACGTCTTCACGTAAGTTAAGCGTAATTGCTTCCCAAGCAGGCTTACCTGCTAGGTATACACGTGAATTGTAAACTGGAAGTTCTATTTCTTCGAAATTTACTGTAGGACGAGTTACATCAATAACTTGTTTTGTTAACTCAGTTGTTGCTGATCCTAGTCCAAAGTTAGTAAGTGACACTCTAAAGCGGTACTGAAGTTTTGGCATCAACAAACCTTGTGTTTGATTGCCGGTTCCGCCGTCTAGTGGCACTGTAATTTTTGATAGTGTTGAAATTGCCATATTTTACTCCTGTACACAAGTATTTATCATTTGTAGGGGATTAAGAATTAACCCCCTACTTAATGATTTTAAAGACCTGCGATCTCTCCTGTATTTTTCAAGCGTAGTGGAATATAGATAAATTCAACTGCCTTGATTGGTTCAATTGCAATGTCTAAGTATAGCTCATTACGGTCAATTCTAGCTGGTGTGTTGTTTGTTTCATCACATACAACTAGATAATCGTTAAGTGCTCTTAAACCTGTAAGCTCTAACATTAAGCTCTCAGCTGCTTGTTTAATCTCATCACGTGTGATTTTATCATTTGGTTCAAAGATATAAGGTTTAGCTAATTTGTTAAGCTGACTTCTTAGATAAATTACAAGTCTTGCAACGTTAATTCTATCCAATGCACTTGCATTTGCTGCACGAGTTTTTTGACCAAAGTTAACAAGTCCTGCACCTGTAATAAATGTAACTGGGTTAACTCTATTACTATACAATGTGTCTCTTTGACCTTCGTTTAGTGCTACTGCAACAAATTCACCTTCGCTACTAATGTAACCAGTTGATGTTGCGTTAGTAATGCCACCACGTCTTGTACCTGCTGGTGCAAACCATGGATAAGCAACTTGATCACTTAGTGCAAATGTACGTAGCATCATGTGTGAAGCAGGAACAACAACATTGTTACCAAAGTTATCACTGCTAAATCCGCTTGGATAGAACACAGCCATGTACTCATCACTGCTTACTAGTCCATCGTCATTATCTTCAACTGCTGCTGCAACGTTTGTTGCCCAGTTGTTTAATGATGTTGCATCTGGTGTTAAGCGCATTGGACTATCACCTAGTACAAATGCTGTTAAGCCTCTGTCAAAGTTTAAACTTACCATTTCACCGATTAGTTCTGGATATCCAGGTGTTGCCATTAAGTTAAACAGTCTTGATTCGTCATCTCTGATTTCATCGTTACTATTAACCATTGCTTGTAATGCTTGTACAACAACTTTACGCTGTGCATGACGTCCAAAGCTACCTGAACCATCTGCTTGATTACCTGATTCTGTAACCCAACGGTGCTCATAATAATTAGTCATTACTGCATCACTCATACGTGGATTTGTAGTAGTTGTATCAATTGCATTACGTACAAATTTCTTAACATTAAATCCACTTCTGCGTGTATTCCAAAGTACCATACCTTTTGGATAAAGTGCTGGATCTGGAGCATCTGGATCTAGATAGTCACTAGTTAACATTGCATCCATTGCACCTGCTACACTATTTGCACCTGCTGTTGACCAGCGAGCGTCTGCAAATAATACACCATTTTCAGTTGTTTGGTCTGCACTGTCTAATGCTACCCATTTATCTGTTACCCATCTGTAAACTTTTGGATAATTTTCTAAATCAGCTGTGCTAATCCAAATGTCATTATCAACTAATGCACTCTTACTAGTATCATTTTGTGTTAATGGCTCACTAGCTGCAACAATTGGTCCTGTTGCATTAGTGCTTGAATACACGTTATGATAACCTCTCCATGTAGTACCGTCATGTACCATCATGTCTACTTCATCAACAATCGAGTTGTACCATAATGTACCGTCTGCTGTAAGTGCCTTTGGCGCTGTTGCAGAAGCAGTGTATGTTAGTACTTTCCAATTTGAAGCAATAAAGTATACAGTTGAATCTTCAGCTGTATTATCATAAAGATTAGATGTTGTTCCTGGAACAAAACCAGCTGCTGACAAAGCACCGTCGTGGTCAACAAAACGAATTTCGCCACCTAATGCATGTGTAATAACAACTCTATTTTGTGAGTCAACACTTGCTGTAACATTTGTAAGTCCTGCAGAGTTAATAGCAGCTGCCATTGTTTCAGCATCTGTTGCATCATTTAAATATGTTGCTGATACTTCAACTGCTGCACTTAATGCCGCCTGGCCTTTTACACTTTCCATAATGTCAAAGCGATGAGTTGCTGCTGGAATACTTGCTGCAATAATACTACTAGTTATTGTTGTAGCACCACTTACAGTTCTAGCCATAATTTTAAAGTTTGCTTCAGTTTGTGCAACTTCGCCAACGTTGTACTGTACATATGTTGTGCCAGCTGCTAAGTTTGCACCGCCGCCTGCTTTATCCATATTAAACAATGCTGTGTGGTTATCTGCATATAATGGAGCAGTTGCATCTGACCATAATTGAGTTGTTGCATTATATTTTTTAACTGACCATTTTGCACCACTATTAGGTTCTGTAGTTTTAACCCAAATTGAACCTGTTGGACGTGGTGTTGTATCGGTACTTTTCCATTCAGGAACACTTGTATGTGCTGATACACTTACTGCTGGTGCAGCATGTGTGCCTACTAATCCTAGTGTTGCGCCTGATGTACCTGTTGTATCTGAAATTACAACATTTACTCCTGTAGAATAAATTTCTAACACACCATTAACGGCTGCTGCACTAATTCCAGCAATAGAAAGACCATTAATATCACCTGCTAAACTTGAAGGAGTTGTGCCTGTTGTTGTTACAGGTACAGTATTAATAGTAATTGTATCGCCTGCTGAATGAGCCGATGCTGTTGCAGTTACAGCAGCATGGCTATTTTGCCAATCGTCTGTACCTACTTCAACCCATGTGCCGCCTGCATTTTTGTACCATAATTTATTAAGTGTACTAACTGCTACAATAGCATAGTCACCTACGCCGCCTACTGAGCCTTTTGGTGCTCCGGGTGAACTAGCTGAACCAGTAACTTTTGAAACTTCAGTAATAACAATCGGGGTTGTTACACTAAATGATTGTCCGCCTGCTGTTGTTTTAGCTGCTCCGTTCCATGTAAAAATACCAAACTTAGTATTTGTCGTGTCAAACCACCATGTTCCGTCTGCTGGATTAGAACCTGGTGCTGTTGCACTTCCTTCTAGTTCGCCTAAATCTAAATCTGCACGGACTACCCATGCTCGGTTTGCAACACCTAAAAATGAGTATGCTGCCTGTAATCCGTATTCGTTTAATTCACTACCGTGAATTGGATTATTATTTGTATCTGTATAAAATAGTGGATCTCCAAAGGTATCTGCAAGATCTCGTTGACTTGTAATTAAATAAGCCTTTCCCGAATTTGCTTTTTGAGTACCTTGCGCAACACCAGTGCCACCTGCATTGGTTTTATTTTGCTTTGATGCCACAAATATCATTGGTACGGTGCCTGGTTCAGATGGGGTATAGAACGACTCGTCTATTACCTTAACTTCTACACCGGGTGATGTTAATGCCATTGCGTTATCTCCTTGAAAGTAAACTTTACAAATGTATTTAGTCAAGTCGAGGTAAAATATACCTATTATACGCTATAAAAAGGGGAGCAAAAGGTGTAAATATAGTATGAGACCATTATGTATATGCGGAATGCGGCCTGCTGCTGTAAATTATAAAAAAGATAACAAAACATACTATCGAAAGAAATGTGAAATATGCAATAAACATGGCGGAATTGGGCATGGTATTCCTAAATGGAAATTGCGTGGATATACAAAAAAAGATACATGTGAAAAATGCGGCTTTGCTAGTAAAAACAAAGAGCAATTTAATGTATACCATATTGATGGCAACTTAGATAATTGCAAGTATAATAACTTAAAAACTATTTGTGCTAATTGTCAGCGTGTTTTACAAAAAGAAGGAATTAAGTGGAAACAAGGTGACTTAATAGCAGATTTTTAGGTTGACTTTTTTTGTAGTTTTGTTATAATATAATAAATTAAAGGAGCACTTATGATAGACTACAAATTTAATGAAAAAAATTATATAGACGAATTCCAAGCATATATTGATAAGACATATGATGGACATTATTCTACAAATAAATTTCAATCCACTGAAGTTATTATTGATAGAGGAAATGGTACTGGATTCTGTATGGGGAATGTAGATAAGTATTCAAATCGATATGGTAAAAAAGGTGAACGTGATGATCATCGTAAAGATCTAATGAAGATTTTACATTATGCACTTATACAATTGTATGTGCATGACAATGATCTTTAACCAATTGTAAAAGAATACCCAGTGCCGCCTGCAACTGCCATAGATATTTCTTGCTCTAGTTTATCCAGTTCGCCTTGTGCTTCTGCTTTTAATGCATCACCGTTAAGAGTGCTTCCGCCTTGGGGTCCTGCAATAGTAGCAAACTTTGAACGTGCTTCGCCTAGCATGTATTTGCATGTAGCAAGGGTATAACTTTTAATCCATTGTATTGCCATATAGTCGTCGATAAGTTGCTCATCACCGCGATAGTTATAAACATATAACATTAGACTTTCTTCTGCTCTTGGGCGCTGTAATATTGTAAGTTTCTTAGCTTGCGAATTCCATTTAAATTCAATAAATGATCCAAACATACGTCCTACTAATTCTTGATATTGACTGAACATATCATACGTTGCTAAACCGCCCATGTTAGAACTTGCTAATAGGTATGTATTTGTATATGCCATATTAAATGGTTCAAATAATGTGCCGCCGTCACCGCCTCCTGTACGTGAACCAATTGAACGTCTAAAGATTTGACGAACTTCTACTACTTCTCGTGGTAATATGTATTCGTTTTGATCTACAACTGTAGGTAAAAACATATATGACTCTTCAACAGAATGATCGCTGCGTTGTCTATAACGTGTTAACGCAGTTTTAAGTGCAGTGTCGTAATGAACAGGATCGAGTTCCACATCAACCATACCGCCGCCTAACATAGCGTATACATAATCATATATTTCTTTTTTCTTAGTAGTTAAATCAGCCATAAATATTCTCCACATAGTATTTATCGTATATAACACATATCGATAAATATGTATATGCCAAGATTAAGTTTATACAAACCAGAAAAAGGCAAGGACTTTTATTTCCTTGATCATACCATCGGAGAGATGTTTACCGTCGGCGGTACTGATGTTCACATACATAAGTATATAGGACCAGAAAACACATCCGAGGATGCAAGTACAGCTGATCGACCTCAATACGATGTTGTAAAAGAAACTAATATACAAGACCTATTATTTCTAGAAAATAGAGATAGAAAGTATGATCCTGATGTTTATCAAATACGAGGAATTTACAATGTACAAGACATTGACTTTGACCTAAGTCAGTTCGGACTATTTTTACAAAATGATACATTGTTTATGACAGTGCATATAACTAGCAGTGTTAAATCTATTGGTCGGAAACTTATGTCAGGTGATGTTATTGAATTACCTCACTTAAAAGACGAATATGCACTTAACGATTTTGATGTTGCATTAAAAAGATTTTATGTTATTGATGAAGTTAGTAGATCAGCAGAAGGATTTTCACAAACTTGGTATCCACATCTATATAGGTTAAAACTAAAACAGATATACGACGGTCAAGAATTTAAAGAGATATTAGATTTACCTGCAAGTGAGGATAGCGACAACACATTACGTGATGTTTTAAGTACGTTTGAACGTGAAATGCAAATTAACGAAGCAATAGTACAGCAAGCAGAAGCAGATTCACCGTTGAGTGGATATGAGACAAGTCATTTGTATACTAAAAAAGTAGCAGAAGACGGAACAAATATCATTGAGCAAAGTTTTCCATCTGATGTACCTGAAGTAGTGTCTGAGCGTATTACAGAAGAAGGTGTTAAAGACGACTATGACGGATACCTTATAGGTGATGGTCTAGCACCTGATGGAGAAACGTTTGGGTTTGGTATTAATTTTCCATTAAATGCTGCTACCGGAGATTATTTTTTGCGCAATGACTTTTTACCAAATAAACTGTTTAGATATAATGGATCTAAATGGGTTAGACAAGAAGATAGTGTACGAATGACATTATCAAACACTAATTTGCGTCAAACACAAAAAACATCATTTATTAACAACACAAATACAAGTACAATAGGTGGCGATGTTATAGAAGAAAGACAATCGTTAAGTAAAGCACTTAGGCCTAAGGCGGACAATTAATGCAGCATTTTTATGATGGACAAATAAGACGTTATCTTACGCAAATTATTCGATTAATGAGTAATTTTCAATATCAAGACAACAAAGGACAGTTTACTAATATTCCAGTAATGTATGGTGATATGACTAGACAAGTATCTAGTATTATCAGAGATAACTCAGAGAATAAAATACCAAGTGCGCCGCGTATGTCTGTGTATGTTACAGGTTTAGAAATGGACCGATCACGTACTAGCGATCAAAGCTATGTAAGCAAAGTAAATGTACGTGAAAGAGAATATGATCCAGCTACAAATACCTATGGTGAAGAACAAGGTAATGCATATACTGTAGAACGTATTATGCCTGTACCATATATACTAAGTGTTAACGTAGATGTATGGAGTACTAACACTGATCAAAAACTTCAGATTTTAGAACAACTTTTATGCTTATTCAATCCTAGTTTAGAAATACAAACTACTGATAACTATGTCGATTGGACAAGTTTAAGTGTTGTACACTTAGAAAACATAAATTGGAGTAATAGAAGCATTCCAGTAGGTGTTGATAGTGAAATAGATGTTGGGTCGATTAGTTTTACAACACCTATTTTTATTAGTCCACCTGCAAAAGTTAAAAGATTAGGCGTTATTACAAATATTATTACAAGCATCTTTAATGAAGAAGCAGGTGTAATCGACTTTGGTGAAGCAAGGCCTACACTCGATGCATACCAAAACAACCCGTTAGGGTCTACAAGTGAAAATAGAGACGGCGATTCACGTAAGGCTATTAGAGGCGATACAGATGCATTAGCTAATGTTAACTATAATAATTATAATATTGTAATTCTTAATAATACTGCATTAATTGTTGAAGGTGCTACTGTTGGTGAAATTGACTGGCAACCAATGTTTGAACAATTTTCTGGTCCTTATAGATCTGGTATAAGTAAGTTATTCTTAAAAAGATCTGATATTAATGGTGATGTTGTTGCTACATTTACATTAGATCAAACAAATACAAAACGTTTAATTTTAGATTTTGACGAAGATACATTACCTACGGATACTATCATTACTAGTACATTACAAAATAAATCAAAAATTGATTATATTATTGATCCAACAAATTATGACCCATCATCTATAAAATCTAGTGGAGTTAGACTATTATTACTATCAGCAATTGGACCACATACTGGCGGACAAGGCCCAGTAGCTTGGCAAAATACAGACACAACGTATCTTACAGCTGGTGCAAATGATATAGTAGAATGGGATGGCTCAAATTGGACAGTAGTATTTGATGCTTCTGCAACATCTGATATTACATATACATCAAATTTAAATACCGGAGTTCAATATAAATTTAACGGTGTAGAATGGGTCAAAGCATACGAGGGTGAATACCAGGTTGGCACCTGGAGAATTGTACTTTAAAATATATACTGTATGAAAACAAATATAGTATGTAGTGGAGCACTTTTCTTTTCTAAAGAAACTGAACGATTTTTACTGTTGCATAGAGCAAATGGTAAAAAAAATAACCTTTGGGGATTAGTCGGCGGCGGCAATGAAGAAGGCGAAACTCCGTTTGAAGGTTTAAAACGAGAAATTATTGAAGAAATAGGAAGTATGCCGCCTATTAAAAAAACTATTCCTCTTGAAAGTTTTGTAAGCAATGATGAAAAATTTCATTTTCACACATATTTGTGCTTAGTAGAGCAAGAATTTATACCTATTTTAAATAATGAACATAACGGTTATGCATGGGTTTCTTTCGGTATGTGGCCAAAACCTCTCCATCATGGACTTAAAAATACCCTTCAAAGTAAAGTAAATCAGACAAAATTGCGCACAGTTTTTCAAGTAATATCTTTACTTGACGAAATTTAAAAAGAATGTTATAATAAGTTATGAAAGTTCTAGTTATAGGCGATATTATAATTGACAAATACATCTATGGATCAAGCCATCGCTTGAGTCCGGAAGCACCTGTGCCTGTAGTTGCACAAGATCGTATAGAAGAATCTATTGGTGGTGCAGGACTTGTTTATAAAAATTTAAAAAGTCTAGGCGTAGATGTTGATCTAGTTGATATTTTTGACAAAGTTAGCGTAAAAACTAGAGTAATTTGTGACGGTCATTATGTCACACGCATAGATGACGATTATTATGCAGACGGAGAACAGTTTCTTCAGTATATTTTAACACAAGATTTTAGTGATTACGACTATGTAATATTAAGTGATTACAACAAAGGCGTGTTAACCAAATCTTTAAAAATCATCGAACATATTAACCAGTTTAATTGTCGTGTGATTGTAGATCCTAAAGATCATGCAACACATTATGAAGGTGCTTGGTTAGTAAAACCTAACGAAAAAGAATTTCAAGAATACTTCCTTAACTGGCAGGGTAATATTATTACTACTCGAGCAGGTAAAAGTGTTATTGCTAAAATAGATAATGAAGTTTATGAAGTAGCTGTAGACAATGTCGAAGTTAGTGATGTAACCGGCGCCGGCGACTGTTTCTTGGCTGCATTTGTTTATGCCCTTACAAAAGATTACAATTATAAAAAAGCAATCGAACTTGCTGTACAAGGATCAACAGAGAGTGTTAAGCATGTTGGTACATACATTCTTACAGAAAAAGATCTAAAGAAAAAAGTAGTGTTTACCAATGGGTGTTTTGATGTACTACATAAAGGACACCTTACACTGCTTAAACAAGCCCGTAGCTTAGGTGATAAACTTGTAGTAGGACTAAACAGCGATACTAGTGTAGCACGACTTAAAGGTGCTAATAGACCGTTTAATGATGTTAATACACGTAAAGAACAACTAGAACTTATTCCATATGTAGACCAAGTAGTAGTATTTGAAGAAGATACTCCTTACAATCTAATTAAGGAATTACAGCCAGATTTAATTGTCAAAGGCGGAGATTATACTGTAGAAGAAATAGTAGGACACGATCTAGCACCAGTACATATTGTTCCTACTGTACAGGGTCATAGTACCACAAGAATTTTAGGAGATTTAGATGAAAATATTAATCACGGGGTATAAAGGTTTTATAGCCCAAAATTTAGGTAGATATTTACACAGCAAAGGTCACGAAGTAGAAGGATTTGACTGGATACCAAATACTCTTCCTGCTGTTGATTTTTATGATCAAATTATTCATCTTGGTGCTATTAGTGAAACAACATGTACTGATGTTGAAGCAGTAATGGATCAAAATTTAGACTTTTCAACAAGATTGTTAGGATTATGCGAAGCGCATGGAACTAATTTAATGTATGCATCTAGTGCTAGTGTATATGGTCCTTTAAAAAATTGTAAAGAAACTGCACCGTGTTTACCTAAATCACCGTATGCCTGGTCAAAATATCTTTTTGATCGTGTTGTAACTTCAGCTGATATTAGTAGTTTTGGATGTAGAGTGCAAGGATTTAGATATTTTAACGTATTCGGCGAATACGAAGACCACAAAGGACCTCAGGCTAGTATTTTTCATCAATTTCGTAAACAAGCATTAGGTGGGTGCATTAAACCTTTTGTAAATTCTGATAATTACTACCGAGATTTTATATATGTTGGCGATATTTGCAAAATTACCGAAAAATTCTTAGATATTGACGAGAGTGGTGTATGGAATGTAGGTAGCGGTCATGCAGAAAGTATTGGCGCGGTGGCAAAATTCATGGCCGAACGCATGAATGTACCTATAGAAGAGGTAGAAATGCCAACATCACTACTTGGTCAGTATCAAGAATACACATGTAGTGATAATACTAAACTTTTAAACACAATTGGGGACTTTAAGTTCACTACACCTTATGAATGGATGGAAAATGGCAACAAGACTTGAAGGAAAAATAGATAAAGGTTGGGGATTTGAAATAATCTGGGCAACAAATGACAAATATTGCGGTAAAATTATGGTTTTTGAGAAAGTTGGTGCAAAGTTCTCTATGCACTTTCATCGAGAAAAGGACGAAACATGGTTTGTTAATAATGGCCGCTTTATTGTTCGCTGGATTGACACAAAAACTGCAAAAATGAATATGCAAGAGTTAAAAGAAGGCGATACTTGGCATAATCCACCGTTGCAGCCACATCAATTAGAATGTATTCAAGCAGGAAGCTCGATTACCGAAGTTTCTACAGCCGATTCAGTTGAAGATAATTATAGAGTTTTTCCAGGAGATAGCCAAACAACTATGCCTGAGCCTCTCCCCACTTTAGAATAACATTTCCTAAAATAGGCACACCGCTAGTCTTACGTATATTAATAGCAAGTACATCAGGACCATTTGGAAATGCACCTCTACCGCCTAAACTTGTATTTGTAAGCTCTTTAATTGGTGATAGATCTAATTCTGAACGTTCTCCAGGCACAGCAATAAACTTAAAGATAGTTTCACCAGGTTTTGCATAAGCTGCTTCAGTAAGATTAAATGTAACAGTGTCGCCAGCAGTAAACGTACTTAACGCCGCTTGGTTTAATTCAACCACTGAATATGCTGTACCGTCAAGTGTTACTGCCTCTACCGAAGATATGATTGTACCAGCAGAGAAGTTTGTATCAGATACATCAATAGGAGTACCTGTTGTCGCACCTGTTGCTGTAAATGTAAGTGATGGAAATAGTAATTTTGTAGTTACTCCGGTTGGTGCACTATAAGTAAAGTTTGTTGTGAAGTTGTAAGAGCTACGATCGGTACCTCTGCTTATATTAATACGATCAGCCAGGTGATATCGTTGGCTATTGCCAAAGTAAGCAGTGCCAATGTTGCGTTGAATAGTTGTTACAACTGTATTGTCTCGATATATGTCACGGCCTTGGCCATCTGTGCCTGTTACTGTCATGCCTGGTTCAATAGCTAGATTATCAGCACTCTTAACATAGATATATGTGATATTTCTATTATAAACAGATGAGGTGCCTTGAATTGTTACATCTGCTGCAACAGTTGCAACATCTTCTGTTACAGTAGCTCCAACTCCCCAGTCAATCCCAGCACCAGAAACAACTTGTGCAAAACTAGGCTGTCCACCTTCAGCTTGTGTATTTAGTGATACCCAATTAACGCTGCTCGGACTAGTAGGATAGTTTTGAGGATTTAAAACGCCTTCAACAATAACACCACCTGTATCAGTAGCTCCTAACGGATCACTAGTAACCTCAATACCGTTCAGTAGCAACTGTGCTCTATTTAGTAGCTCTCTATCTCCAAGGTCGCCTGTAATAGCATTTGATACACTTGGTGCTAGTCTAATTAAAAATGCTGTTTGTCTTGTTGTTGATAGTTCAACACCAGTTGCAGCATAACTAAAAATATAACCTCGATCTTCATCAAATCCGCCATCAGTAATAAATGCAGATCCCCAATGACTAATAATTGGAGTTATTGTACTACTTAAAATTATAACTCCTGTTCGTCTACCATGTGAAGCAGCTGGACCTCCTGTGTATGTACGCTGTGCACCAGCTTGAAAATTAATCAAACTAGTTCCTCTTGTGCATCCAGTTAAAACATTGCCATTTTTTCCTGTATACGTAATAATTTCATTATCTATATATAATGTAGCACCTAAAGCTGGAAAATAAGATGCGTCTTCTAACGTAATAGATGTTTGTGTATTATCTATTGTGTCGGCTAATTTTCCGTTAGGGCCTTCGTTTGTAACTTCGTAACGCACGGGTAAGTTACCTGAACGCATAAACGCTTCTGTGTTTACGTTTGAGTTACGCATTCTGTGACAGAATACAAAGTTACCATTAGAGCCACGCATCATAAAGTCAATAAATCCAGCACCATACCAACTATATTGAATTCCAATCATTTGCATTTTCGATATATCAACATCATATGCACTTTGACCAGTTCCGTCCATTTTATCTAGATTAAAATTTTCTTGTCTAACTTTTTTATCTTTTACTAAACACATTTTAGCATTAATTGCTGGTCTTACACCTCTGTAATCAGGAGTTAGAGACATTTGTGTTTGACTGTCGATATGAGATATGACATGAGTCATGCCTTTTAACACAACTCTGTCGCCTGTTTTTAATTGATCTTTAAATCTAGTACCTACACCTGTTACTAGATTATCTTCTGGGTCAATATTTACAAGACCTGCAACTTGAAACGTGCTACTTCTTTGAACAACATTTAAACTATCACCGTCATATTCCCAAAAAATACCGTTTTGGTCATCAAATGCACCTGCCCTCACAGTAGACCCGTGCCAGCTTTTAACTGATATTTGACAACTATCCGATAATACAGGAAGTCTAGAACCTAATTGTGTAGTAGCAGTAACTTTTAATACTCTTTCATTTACTACATCTGTTACAGTATAAATTCCGTCATAACCGGCAGTTTCGACTCCAAGTAGTTCAATAACTCCTCCAACTTGTAATCCATGGTCAGCATCATCAATTTCGATAGTAATTAATGATCCAATTGTTGCTCCTGCTGCTGAAATACTAAGAATATCGTAACTTGGAGCAAATAAAGCACCAGTTGTATACATAATACCTTTACCTGATTGATAACGAATATAGTTTTTACTCTGACGTATAGCTTGCGCACCGTGTTGTGGGCCGCCTGTACCTAATTGTACACCGCCGTCATAAGGTCTGTGTACAAAGAAACTATCTGGGCGCAAATATACACTTCCTGAAATAGCATCAGCATTATCAATACCGGTGTCAATAGTACCAGCTGTTCTTGCTTGGTATGTTATTCTTGAAGTAGTAGGAACAGTTGTTGCAATAAAAGACCCAGCAGCTAAATTATGATTATTTGCACCTCCGTCGTCACTTGCAACAGATACAATAAGTGTTGCGCCAGGTACAATACCGTGTGGATTTGTAAAATCAATTTCGATTGTTGCTAATTGTTCAAATGCTATCGAAACTCCTGCTGCTAACGGTGCTGTTAATACTTCTGTCATAGTAACTGTGCTATAAAATTCAAGAGCAGCTGATGATGTAACTGTACCGCTTATAGATGTATTAGTAATAGCGCCGGTGGCATCAATTCCTTCAACTACAATTAATACATCATTAACACCGCCAGTACCTCCAACATCACCGCCTGGTACAAGTAGTGTATTACCTATCTGATAACCAGTACCTCCCTGTTGAACATTAGAAAGAACATAGTTACTAACAGTTCGTTGTATACTAAATTGTGCTCCGTTACCAACAAGTTGAGCATAAAGTCCGATTAGTGCAGTATACGTTCCGCTTCCGTTTCCTCCTGTACCGCTTACAGTAGTTCCTGTTATGCCGCCGACGCCGTTAACTGTTGATACTGTAATAGTAAAATCATTTGCAGGAGAATCTCCGCCTAATTCACTACCTGATATTATTATTACATCTCCTATTTTATAATTTTCACCAGGACTTGATATTAAATCTAATGAATATACAGTTGCAGTATTTGTAATATTAAATGAAGCACCAGTTCCGGCATCATTTACTCCTGTTACCGATGGTAGTAATTCAGTATTTGAAGCTACTCCTGAAACGTTTTTATCTGTAATGCCACCATTGCCATCAACTTGTGAAACAGTTATAACTAAATCATTTGTAGGAGTTGCGCCGCCCAATGCAGTACCTAATATGTTTAATGTATCACCTACTACAAATCCTGATCCTCCACCAGTTATATTAGCACTATATGTTGTTCCTACTCTTGATACTTGGAAAAATGCGTTTATACCATTTCCAGCAGTTGTATATGGAGCATTATCGTAGCTTGCAAAGCCGTCAGTAGCTGTACCAGTTTCAGATACTGTTAAAATTTCACCATTTAACCCTACAGAATTTACTGTTATTGTTACATCATTGACAGAATCGCTACCACCTAATATATCACCTGTTATAATTATAGTGTCACCATTACTATATCCAGAACCTCTAAGATCTGACGGAGTACCTGTAATATTTGCACTTGTAATAGCACCACTTGCATCAACACCTGTAACAGATATAGTAGCATCGTTGACTAAAGTTGTACCTCGCAATGAAATACCTGGAATAGTAATTACACTACTAGTTGTAAAATATTCGCCTCCGTTAATAATTGATATTGAATAAGATCCTGCACTTTCTGTAATAGTTGCTTGTGCATTTTGACCGTATACTGATATTCCTGTTTGGCTGCTAAATGAATAAGAATCAAGTCCAGTTCCTGTAATTGATGCAGTTGTAATATCACCACTTCCGCCAATTCCTGTAATTGTTATTGTAGCATCATTTGCAGGAGAACTGCCGCCTAACTCAGTACCACTAATTACAAATGTTTCGTTAGTAACATAATTTTGTCCAGGATTTGATATTTGAACACTGTAAGCAGTGCCTGCTTGGAAAATTACAAATTGAGCATCAGTACCAGTAGCACCAGCATATGTTGCAATAAACGAAGAATATGTAGCATCTTTAGCTGCTGCTGTTCCGCTAGAAGAAACATTAGTAATTGCTCCGGAAACACCATCTACACCTGTTACCGTTAGTAAGCAATCATTTGTTGATGAAATACCTGTTAAGGACGATCCATCTATAATCAGCTGATCACCGATCTCATAATCTGTACCACCGAATTCAATTATAATACTATACGTTCCTGAAACTGCATCTACTGTAAATAATGCACCTGTTCCTAAAGGTGGCGGCACTGCTACATTTACAGTTTCGTTTAATGAAGATGTTGCTACACTATATGTATTATTAGTTTTCGTAACATCAAAAAATGCTCCTGTTCCTACTCCTGATTGCAATTGGCCAAATACGTTTGTAAAAGAACCATCTGCAGGAGCTGCTGTGCCAGTTTCAGTAAATGTTAGAATTTCTCCACTGGCGCCGACTGTAGAAACACGTATGTAAATATTATTAGCAGGATTTGCACCGCCTAATAGACTACCAGATAATTCTAAAACATCGTTAACTACATAGTCAGCTCCGCCATTGTTAACACTAGTAGTGTACGATCCTGCAGATCTAGAAACATCAAATGTAGCGCCAGAACCAAGAGTTGCCGACAATAGATTTGCAGAAAGATCTACATATGTAACATCAGACCCAGCTCTATTAGCAGTTAATGGTCTATCTAAAAATACTTCTTGTCCGGAAATATTAGTTACAATACCTGCGCTACCATCGCCAAGATCAATTGCCATGCCGACAACAATACCGGATGTATCAATTACATCGAAGCTATTTTGACCTTCTGGAACATCTTCTGCAACTCCAGCTGTAACTTGTACACCGGTTCCGTTACCAATAGAACCTGTTACTTGTGATCCAATAGGTACACTATATGGTAGAGCGCCCTGTTGTACAAGCGGAGCACCTAGTTCCGGTATAGTGCCGTTGACTGTTATAGTGTCAGAACCGGTAGGATGTGACAATGATGTTACAAAAGTACCAGCACTACCTTGACTTGATATTTTAAAAGTAGGAGAGCCAACTGCTGCACCGGTATAAAATCCAGCTTTTCTTAATTGCGTATAATATGTTGATAGTACTTGACCATTACTAGTCCCAACTTTTGATTTTGCATAATATGTAAAACTAGTAGAAGTTGGAATAGTAGTTACAACAAACGAACCTTCAGCTCGTCCAATTCCTAGTGCAGTTCCGCCTAACCCTTTAATTGTAAAAGGGTCACCTGGATTTAAAGAATGAGGTGAAGTTGTTGTTACTGTAATTAAACTTGCGCCGATTCCCGATGTTGCGATTGAAGCATCAGTTACAACGTCTATAACATTTAATTCTGTTCCAGGAACTTCGTATATACTAGGATACCCTCTCTGCATACCAATTGCTTGCCATTTAGTAGGCTGTAATCCGTACTCAAAGTCAGCATCAAGCATCGACTGTGCATTTGCAACTCTTTGTCTTTCAATAGCATCAGTACCAAAATCAAACGGGCGTGTTATAATTTCTGGTGTCTCTATAAAAATTTGTAATCTATCAGTAGAAGAATGAGTTGCTGTACTAAAGTAAAGTTTAATACTTGTAATTGTATCAGCTGTTTGACTAAAGCTGCTAAATTCCGCTTCAATCGCCGCATCAACATCAGAATCTTTAAGGAATTCAACATCAGCAATTTTGCCAGGGTCGTTAAAGGTGTATATTATTTCACCTTTAGTAACATTTGTTATTAAAAGAATGTCTTCTTCTCTATATCTACCTTGGACACGTATTGTACCTAATCCGTTTACTTTTTCTGGTAATGCACTAGTTCCGTTTTGTATTACATTAGTGAGTAAAGTTCTTAATGTAGTAACTGAACTAATTACTCCAACTTCAGCAGTCTTTGAAAGATCAATTACTTGTGATGTTCTTACAGGATCCTGTCGTGTAGTAAATTCTGTGTTTTGTAATATATAATCATTTATTAAAGTTTCAATAAATTCGTGTGTTTCAACTTCTGGTAATCTACTACCATCTACTTGAGGAACACCTTTTTTCCAATAAAATGATGATACTTCGTATGTTGACTTATTTCCAGTGTATCTTATGTCGTGCAAATATGCATCTATCACATAGCCTATATCTCGTTCGCATTTATATTCATTATATGTATATTCAGCAAACGCATACCCATATGTATCTACAGGAATACTATCTAAACCATTAACAACTGTTTGTTTAGCAACAGTTATAAAATTTGTTATTTTTGATGTAACACCTGTTTCAGCAGCTGATCCCGCCTGTGCTTGTATTATTTCTGTTTGCAATACTGGAGTTTTTAATATGTTTTGTAATACATAATTATTTACCATAGCTTGTAATTCATCAAATATTAATTGCACAGCTGCTCTATTACCAGGAATTACCGAAGTTTCATCATCCCATAATAGTCGTATTGCACTATTAGTATTAAATGTACCACCGTATTTAACATCGTATGCCAGGCCATTAACTAAATCAGTTAAAATAGTATTCCAAAGCGTTTCATCGTATGTAAATCCGTAGAATGGAGTAGATACTGCATTAACTAATGCAGAGGCAAATGTGTGTGTACTAGTATCAGATGATATACCAACATTTATAGTAATTGATGTTGCATCAACTGATGAAATTTCTATAATATTATGTGCATAAGGATCATTACCAGTAATATTAGAAACACCTGATTCTCTTGGATACGGATGAAGAGTTGAATTATTGTCTTTTGCACAAGTAAATGTAATACCACCGATTGCAATCTTAATATAATCACCTGGTGAATAAGAGTGTGCGCCAATTGTTATATTTAATACTCCAGTTGTAGGAGTATATGTAGCATCTGAAGGAGTATATGAAGTTTGCGGCGCTGCTATTTCAGTTTGAATCCACTCCTTTAACTCTCTTTTAATAAAAGATTTATTGGCTGCAAGTTGTCCAGAGGCATTAGGATTTAAATCCTGGGCAGTGTCTAATGCAATTCTATAATTTATATATTCTACCGCTTCGTCTTTTATATATTCTTTGTTTGAGGAGATCATTGAATATGCTTCTGGTACTACATTTTCTAAAACCCCTCTTCCTGGGTTAAAAATATACGTTGAAATCTTCTTTTTTGCCATGTTTTATGTTCCTAAAGCAATTGCTAATGCAGTAACGTTTTCGTCTACATACCGTTTGTTTGCTATACCGGTAGTTGTTGTTGGAGCTTGTGTAACAGATGCAGTTGTAAATACAGCAGATCCAGGAGTAGTTGCACCAATATTTATGCTATCTAATGTACCCGAGGTAGCACTTAAGGACGTAAAAGCTCCGGCTGCTGGTATATTATTTCCTATCGATATATTGTTTAATGACCCGGTTGTACCGCTATCTATCGTTGTTATTCCTGATCCTCTAGCAATTAAATTTATATTATTGTTTTGCGGTCTTAAATCAATTAATCCGGCTGTTGAAGTAATTGCTGGTGCTGTAATCGATAACCCTGTTATGCTTCCTGAATTAGCAGAAATAATTACTGATCCTAAATCACTTGGCTGCAATCTAATATTAGCATTTGATCCTAATGCATTTATATTTCCTGCTACTGTTAGTGTATTAAATGATCCGTTACCTGTTATAACTGGATCCGAAATAGAAATCATGCCGTATGGAGCGCCGGACGAATTTGTGTATCTTAGTTCTGAAGGAGCATCAATCGGAACATCAAATGTAACAATACCAGTATTTTTTCCTTGAGCTGAACTACCTGTAACTGTTACATTTTCTGTGCTTGTATGACTTAACCCTGTACTATAAAATGACGAGCCGTCGCCGTTAGCTACATTAAAAGTTAAAGCCGATAATGATAAATTTATAGTATATCGTGTGCCTCTTAATAATGCAATCTGAGGATTATCAGGATCATTTGATGTTTCTCTAAACTGACCTGCACCTGATTCCGAAAATGAAAAATCCGTTTCAGTTTGGTCTTCAGCTGCGATAGTAAAAGAAAGAGACCGAGCAGTAATGTTACCCTGGTCGTCTACAATAAATCCTGTACTTTTAAAACCATATTCTGATTCAAACGGGTTATAAGTTATTGGCATTCAATACTCCTTACAGTATTTATCTTTTAGTAAGGAACCAATAAATTTTGATTTTGAAAATAAAATGCATTATATACTAATTTGCTATTTTTATTATCGTCTGATGTAGGTGATGCTTTTAAACTGACATATGAATCATTTACAGTAGCACTTAGATTTACAATATCGTTTCCTAAATTAGAACGTCCAAAAACTGATAGTGTTGCTTTGTCTAATGATGCTACTACTAAAACTTTAATTATTTCTTTTTGAGTAGTATTTAAATCTATAAAAATTGTATATTCGGCGGCTGTAAAATCACCTAGATAAAATCTATCAAATTCAGTTTCTTGCGGAATTGATACCCAAGGACCAGTTCGACTTAATTGTGTATCGTTTTTTAGACTTATAGTATTTTTTCTACCAACCTGTAAATACTTGTCAATAAATATTGCCATTTACAATTCTCCTTGTATACTATATTTATTCACTAGTACAAGTAATCAATGTTTTATATTCTGGTAGATAAAGATAGTTAATTTTACTTTTACTTAATGTCCATAATGCATCTTCGAGTGTTTCAACTAGTGGCTCGCCACCTAAATTAAAACTAGTATTAAAGATAATTGGACACCCTGTAGCGTCTTTAAATGCTTTTATAAGGTCGTAATAATTTTCATTTTGCTCTCTGTTTACAGTTTGTATACGACAAGTGCCATCTACATGAATGATAGCAGGAATCTTTTCTTCGACGCCTGGCTGACAGTTTACCGCATACATCATTGTAGGCGAACTTTCCATGCCACGTAAGTCAAACCATTCGTGTACATCTTCTTCTAGTATACTACCTGCAAATGGACGGAAGTATTCCCTATGCTTTACACTATTAACAAAGTCTTTACCATTAGGGTCAGTTGGATCGTATAAAATACTTCTATTACCCAATGCACGTGGACCATTTTCACTTTTACCTTGAAATATGCTTACAATATTTTTATCTGTAATTAACTTTATAACATCTTCGTTAGTTGCTGATTGTACTGTAGCATTATATTTAGATGCTATTTTATTAATATCATCAGATGAATATTGATAAGAGAATCCTTCATAAAGTGTTTCTTTTCTTTCACGCACATTAGTATCTCTACTAATGTTATACCATTGTAATAGTGCAGCACCCATTGCTGTACCGCTATCATTAGATACAGGCTCTACATATATTTCTATATCTTTATCTAAATTATCTAAGTAATAATAATTTGCAACACAATTTAGTCCGTAGCCTCCACTAATAACAACTTTATTTTGTCCAGTCATTTCTACTGCTTTGTGAATTAATTTTAAAACTTGTTCTTGTGTTTGTGTTTGCACTGCATATGCAAGATCTCTTCTATTTTGCAATAATGTTAAATCTTGACCTTCTTCGCCGCTATCAGATAATTCTAGATAAACATCTTTATTTATATATGCACCATTTGGATAAGTAGGAATAATTAAATTTCTATTGCTCACATCACCGTAGGCAGTTTCATGAAATAATGATGGAATGTTATTGTTAGGTTTACCATAAGGAAATAATCCCATAGTTTTACCTGCTTCGATAAAATTCCAACCACAGTATTCTGTTACTGCTTCGTATGTTTTTGTAATTCCGGCTTTTTCAAATACATAGGCTTCGTGAGATTCGTTGTCATTAAATATTCCGCCATCAATATTAGTTGCAAATTTTTCAACAGTCGGGCCTGTAGTTCCTATGTTTTTTCTAATTGTTTGTATATTGTTAGGATACGAACAATTAAAAATTGTTTCAACTTCCCAAACTACATTATCTCCCATATTAATAAATGTACCTGCACCGTCGACTACTACGCCTGCTGCTGTATCAAATCCGCTACGATAAAATGCACACGCAGCATGTAATTTATGATGATAAGAACTCATATCTATTACTTGAGGATGGTCAAACGGATTTTCTTTCCTACTAATTAACCCTAGTTTTCTAGCAAGCCCAGTGTATACATCATCACCACTAAAATCTATTCTTGATGCTTCTGCTAATGGTTGGGTATGTGCAATAACTAGATAGTCTATTTTATCTGTATATTCTAATATTTTATACATTCCTGCAAAAGGGCCGCCGTCATATTTTTGACGGCTTAGTCTTTCTTCTTCTATATTAAATATCACTTCGCCGTCTTTTAAAAGACATACACTACTATTATGTCCTCTAGCAATAGCTGCAATCCAAATAGAATCTGTTTTAATCATTATGCTGCATCCTTAACAACCGGTTTACCGTTCCATTTTTTTTGATTTTTAATACACGATTCAACAATAACATTTTCTATTTTCTCATTCATACGCATAATACCTTCATTCATTCTATCTGTATATTCATCTACAGTTATACGAATTGGACTGTAAATTTTAACATCATCGCCCATATCTAATATATCAAAATATTTACAATTAGGGTAACTAACATTAATGTCAAATGTACTTCCTAATACTATTGTTGTCGGAACATTAAGTGCGTATGATAAATGCTGACCGACACTATCGCACCCTAAAAAATAATCAGATTGGTTAATTATAGCAGCCCATTCTCTTAAAGATGCACCTTGAGGGATTGCAATAGGTTCCTTAATATCATATTCGTCAAACTGTATACCTATTTCAGACATAAACACTACAGCGAATTTTTTTGAAAGTTGTTTAACAATGCTTATAACAGACTCAGGTTCAAAGCTTCGTCCAGTAGGATCTATAATCATACCTTCTTCATTATGAATTCCTCTGCCAAATGGTTGGAATACTATTATCTTATCTTTTTTTGTTTTTTCTTTTATTTCTTTTATAAGTTTTTGAGCAAATACAGTTTCTTGTTTTCCCAAATATATTTTAGGTTGAGGCAAGTCTCTTAAACCTTTTTTATTAATTTCTATATCATATGCTTGGCCAATGCTACATTTTTGATTATAGTATTCCCATACTCTGTACGGTTCAGGACTTAATAAATTCATATCTTTTAATTTATCTTCAAATAAATTTTTATGCCATGTATCGTATGCACGTTTATGTAGTGAAGGATGCCCTTTGTAAAAATCAGTGCCTCCTTCACATACTATGATAAAATCATCATTTGGATTTTCTTTTTCAAATAATTCTAATGCAGGTATACTAGTAATTACTCTACCAGCGCCACCGTTTATAAAAATTGCTGTATTTCTGTTGGACATAAAAATACCTCCCTATGAATTATTTATAGAGAGGTATTTAAGATTAGTTTAAAAGTGGTTACTCTGGGTCCGGAAGTTCATTTCCTGGAGTAATTTCATCATTAGGATTTTCAGGAACTGTAGGAAATCTAACCTCCCAAGGTTCATAATCTGCCCAAGTTGTAGTAAGATTTCTTAATGCTGTTCTATATTCTTCCCATGGACTTTTAATTGCATCCGGAATATCTTCTCTAACTCTTGCATCAGACCATACTAATAATCCATCTCTCGATGCTCTAATATCATCCCATGTTTTTAAATCACGTTCCCAAACATAAGACCAAGTTTTAGTAGCAGCATCATACGATACCCCTTCATTACGATACACTTCATGTGGCGGTAATGGATCGTAATCTCTAAGAGAAGTACCATCTGGTAATTCCCAAGATCTCGTCGGTGCGTTGCCGTCAAAGTCTGTAGCTATTAATGTTGCTACTAAAGGATCAACAGTTGGGTCAACTTCTACTTTTATTTCACTAGGTACAGGATTAAATGTTTCACCATCTGTTTCTACTGTTAAATAATTTCTTGGTTCTAAAGTACCGTCTAGACTATCAACAAATACCCATAATCTATCTGGACCTGTATAAGTCCACGATGCATTAGTATAATTTTCTAAATTAGGCTCACCGCGTTTGTTAGGTGTTTTATAGCTAAAATTTACACTTATTGTTGTCATTACTAATCCTATCTAAATATTAAATATACTTGGCCGCCGGCGCCCGGTGTTCCACATTGGCTAGTACAACCGCCTTGTGTATGCGATGTCATACCACCTCCGCCTGGAAATGTTCCGAAGTAACATCCTGCGCCATATCTATTCATACAGCAACCATTTTCAAACATACGTGTATGTCCTGTCATTGCAGGTCCTGGATTAACTTCATATGTGTGCTGATAACACCAATTGTTACCGAACACATATGATAAATTTCTTGGATGTATGGTACTAGTTACTCCGGTACCGGCAACATTGCCGCCTGTTTCTTGACAAACACGCTGACATGTGTAGCAATTGAACCCATTACATTGCCAGTAGCCATGACATCCGCCACATGCTATAACACACCATGCACCAGGTTTACAAACATATGAGTTGTTGCCATTTTCGCAACTACTGTAGCTTCTACAACATGTTGAACCAGCTGCGCATATAGTAACACTATCACCAGCTGAAACCGGTGCATGAAATTCTACATAACCACCTGGACTGCCACCGCAACCATATGTACAACAATAGCCACCTGCGCCAGCGCCGCCGCCTGCCCAAACTTCTCCACTTACGCCTTTAACACCAGTCGGAACTGTAAAAAGACAGCAAAAGCCGCCATTATTACCTGTATCAATGTTAGTGTTAAACACTGTTATTTCTGTAGGAGTCTGTGCGCCACCTGCATCGTATCCGTATAAATATTCTCTTAAATTAGCCATTTTACATCCTTACTCTGAAGCAACATACAATAATTGTACCATACCTGAACCGCCGGGAGCACCACAGTTTGAACCGCCTGCACTATTACCACTCATGCCACCATGTCCTGGATAAGGTACACAGTTCCCCATAAATGCTAACCCGTGACAGGTTGCACAACCAGTCATACTCCATATTCCTGTTGTGTGTGCATACGGTGCTCCAGGAGCAAACTGTTTGAAGTTACACTTACCGCCATATGTCCATTTTCCGTGTCCTTGTACAGGACGTATACATAATGTTGCACCAAGTATACAACCTGTTTGGCAGTTATTTAATGAATTGCCGCATTGACAGTTGCCGTAACTGAGTGTACAACCTCCACTGCCGCCGCTTACACACAGACAGCAAGTGCTTGCTTTACACATATAAGATCCAAATCCGGTACACCCACAACATGAACTTAGACAACATGTAGTACCGCCTGCACATATAGTCCAATTGTCACCTGGAGTTACATCAAATATTTTTCTTCCGTATGCACCTGGTCCACCGCTTCTGCCTGCGTGACAATTAGGTGCTCCAGCGCCAGAGCCGCCGCCGCCCCAGGCTTCAACACCTATCCATGTAACGTTGTCAGGCACTGTCCATAAACAACATCTGCCGCCGTTATTTACTGCTGATGGACTACTTGCAAGTATTCGTGTAACAGTCATAGTTCCGTTAGTAGGTACATCCCCGCCGCTGCCAAATTCTAGTAATGTTCTTAAACCTGCCATTTTAAATCCTTAAATAATTATGCTGAGTTTTCTGGTGATTCAGGAAATACTACTTTATGCGGATCAACTCCTGCCCACTGTGTTGGTAATGCTCTTAGTGCTGTTCTATAAGCTACCCACGTTGCTTTTAAAGCAGATGGCATATCTTCAGCCATCATATTATCTGATCCTTCTAAAGCAGAATTTCTTGCTGCACGTAACAGATCCCAAGTAAATTCTGATTCTTTAAAACTATACGTCCACGCTCCGTCTGCATAACGCACTGTTTCAGGATCAATTATTTCTTCTGGATTTTGAGGCCAGTCGTAGCTATATGTTGCTGTAGTGTCATCGGCTAATGTAATTGTTTCAGATACTGTTTCTCTTGCAGTTTGTTGTGTATATCCGCTAATATCTAATAAAGATGCTATTACTGGATCGTCATTAGAGTTTACAATTACCTTTACAGCACCACCTGGTGTGCCTATATCTGCTCCGTCGTTTTCGTCTGTTAATGTCGGCCACATGCCTTGTGATAGTATTCCTGTTGTTTCGTCTACAAATACATACCATTTATCTGGTCCTGTATAAGTTGCATTAACTGTTACATTGTTGCTAGTAGATGTGCTATATTGCTCATCTGGAGCAGTAAATGTAAATGCTTTAGTTATGATATTATTGTTTGGCATTTTTTCTTTCCTTATGCAAATGACACTCTAATTACTCCGCCCATTCCTGGAGTACCACAACGGCAAACTCCTGAACATGTTATAGCGTTTGATCC